TACCGCCAATAACGTCACCTTGAATAATCGCCATGTATTACGCTCCTGCTGAAGTGAGTGCCTGAGATACGCTTACTGCTACGTTTGTACCGTTGCTGAAGTAGGACAGACGGTATACACCTGCTGTAGATACAGTGCTTAGATCAGCCGCAGAGATGTACGTTGTACTTGCCGCAGAGATTGCGTGACCACCTGAGTTGTCCATCCAGATGTTACCAGACTGACCTGCTGTGATGTTGGTGAAGGTTAGTGTACCTGTACCAGTTGGTGTGCATGAGAAGTTGTTACCTTCCGCCATTGAGAACGACAGATCGTTGTCGGTTGTCACAGCGCCACGCATAGGTGCAGTGATCGTATCAGCTACGTCCGCTTTAAGTGTGTCGGCATCGTAGGCTTGTACTGTTACGCCGATGTCAGAGTCCTGTAAGAAGCTGCCAGCAGTCAATGTAGCCTGTTCCCAAGCACTGCCATTGTACACCCATAAGTCATTAGAAGTACTATTCCAGTACAAAGAACCTTCCAACAATGAATTACCATCGTTATCTAGAGTTGGTGCAGAGGCTTTAGCGCCTAAGTAGCGGTCATCAAAGCTATCCCAAGCAGCTTCAGCATTCGCAGCAGCAGTAGACGCTGTAGTCGCTGAAGACGCAGCAGCAGTCGCTGACGTAGACGCTGAAGACGCTGAAGTGCTTGCAGAGGTAGCTGAACCAGAGGCTGCTGTAGCTGATGTAGCTGCTGCAGAGGCACTAGAGGACGCTGCAGAGGCACTAGAGGACGCATTAGACTCACTAGTAGCTGCATTGGTCGCTGAAGTCGCAGCAGCGGCTGCAGAGGTCGCAGCAGACGTGGCAGAGCCTAAGATGCTATCTACATAGCCCTTACGTGTTAGGTCATCATCTGTGCTTGGAGTTGCTGTAGAGGTAACTTTGTTAGCACCCATAGCAATGTCACCAGTCATCGTACCACCAGTCTTAAATAGGACTTTGGTGTAGAAACTAGCGTCATCGTTTAGGGCTGCAGCGAGCTCATTAAGCGTATTCAAGGCATCAGGCGCACTGTCGAGTACAGAGGCTACCTGAGCGTCTACATAGGCTTTAGAGGCTGCGTCAGTTGAGTTAGATGGAGTAGATACTGTCAGAGTACCTGCAACGCTGAAGTTGCCTGAGACAGTGCCTGAGGTAGCGCTAACAGCGCCTGTAGAAATAGATGAAGGGTTAATACCCAGCTCAACAATAGTGCCTTGGTTGTTAGTAAAGAGTCGCTTGTCAACCGTATTGACTGCTAACTCACCTGTGTCTAGGTCAGCAGTAGTAGGGACTGCGGAGGCTGTTGTAGAGCGTTTAATTAGAATCTGTGTAGACATTCTTCATTCCTGTGTTGGTGGGAAGCAATGGATATGTAGTAATTGTTATGCTTCTTTATTGGCACTGAAGGTTCAATACAAATAAAGAAGAGGACTCCGAAGAGTCCCCTAGAGTGTAGCTTATGCTGCTACTGCGATTACGAAGCCAGTCTCTGGACGTAGAACCTGAACACCGTAGATAGTATCTGCAGTGAATAGGTCAGCAAGGTATTCCTGCTTGTACTGAGTCTGTGAACGTACACCAAGCTGCTCAGCTAGAACACAAGTGTCTTTGTGCATTAGGAATGCGCCTTTAACACCAGACTCTAGAGTTGGGCAGTTGTTAGTTACGTAAACATCAACACCGTATAGGTTGCCGATTAGACCAGTGTTGACACCACGGCCGTCTACAAAGTCAGAAGAGTTGTAACGGTCGATACCTAGGATGTCACGACGAGCTGATGGTGGGATAACTAGTACACGACCATCCATTGGAACATCTTCGTCATCCATGCGCTTGATAGCTTCACGAAGAGCTGCGTCAGAGAATGAACCGATGTCAGCAGTGCCGTCAGCATCGTATGCTTCTAGAGCACCAGTAGATGTGTTGATCTGGAAAGCGTTGCTGTGTACCCAAGAAGAGCCGTCACCGTTACCGAAAGATTTACCAAGAGTAAATAGGTCGTTGTCTACCTGAGTTGATAGAGCGTAACCAGCGTCATCAGTGTAGAAGCGACGCATAGAGTCTAGAGCTTGAACACCAGTAATGTCTTCAATCATACGAGAGTATTCGTAGTGTTTGTTGACAGTTACTACTACTTCGCTTTCAGTATCCGCCTGGATAGTTACTGCAGTGTTTGCTGCTTTAGCAGAAGCTGAGCCACGAGTTGGTTTAGGGATGTGTAGAGTGTCACCCTTCTTACCAACCATTGACATTTTGTTTACTAGGTTAGCAAGAACTAGGTTTTTCTTGTATGCTGCAACGATCTCGTCAGACCATAGTTCAGGGATGAAAGTTGCTGCGTTTGCGTTGTTGACGATTGACGTTGAACCGCCAGGATATGCTACTTTAGCCATTGTAATGTTTTCCTAAGATTATAAAGTTACTTAACACGACCTTCTGCGTATGCTGCTCTGATTTCTGGCATCAATGCCTCATAGCGTTCAGGGTCTTTGCGCATTAGATCAATGATGTCTGAGCGACGATAGACCTTACGACTTGGACGTTCTGCTGAGCCTTTGGAAGTCCCTGCAGAAGCTGATTTGACCTGCTGTTTGCGTTGTGCCTTCTCTGCGTTCACTGTAGTGTTGATTGTTCCTTGACGTTCTTTCCACAGTGTCAACAGTTCATCTGCTGAGTCATAGTCATATCCTTGATCTGCTTCCTGCAATAGCTTCATGCGGATCTTGGATTTCTGTACCCACTCACCAAACTTAGGGTCTTTAACAACATCCAAGTAATCAGGGTGATTAGATTTTAGCCTAGCTAATGTTTCCTGTTGTTTAAGCTGTGCTGCAATCTGTTCAGTCTGTTTTAGGCTTGGATGATTGTTGAGTAGCTTCTCGATAGAACCTTTAGGGTTTTCAAAGAAGTCTAAGTCATCTACATCAACATCAGACTGGGCAGGTTGTTGTTGTGTGACGGATTGTGCTTTGATGAAGTCATCTACGATACGTCGAAGCTCTCCAACCTCTTGGCCTTGCTTACCGAGCAACTGCTCAGCGTTTTGGTGCATGGCAATGATGTCTTTGATGTCTTTGCCTTGGTACTTACCAGGGATCTCTGACTCTTCTTCGTTGTCGCTTTCAGTTTCCTCTACAGCTTCAGAGGTTTGCTCTTCTTCAGAGGTCTCCAAACTTGCAAATTCTTCTTCTGTGTCTTCTTCTTGGCGTTCGTCTATAAATTGTGCCATTTTCATTTCTCCGAGCTTAGTGCTTTATGAAGATTAGGTTGTTTACAATGGGTTCTAATGATATCTTTGCCCTCAGACATCATTGGATTGTCCATCTTCTTTGAGTGAAGCATAGGCCGCTTCAATGCCGTTCTGGAATCCAAGTATACGTTGCAATACGTTACGTTCACCTTGGACACGGTAGAGTTCTTCCACATCTTTGATGTTCTCAATAAGATATCCGTCATGAACGCCTTGAAGGTCCAACATGAAGGACTTCCACCCTTCAGTGCTGAACATGTCAAAGTAGGCTTCGTAATACTTCTCTTCTTCAGTTGTCACATCGTTCTCCTATATAGGCGATGATATACTACATATTATACCACAAGTCAAGCTAAATGTCAAGAATTATTTTAAGATTTTGCTTGCGTTGCGCGTTTAGTTGTGGTAGGAGCCTTCTTAGACTCCTCCAGTTCCTTCTCCACCTTCTCCAGGCGCTGCTCCAGCTTGCTGAAAGCCTCGTTCACCTGGCTGAGAATATTGTTGAGTTCCGTTTTGGTTAGCATTGTCCATCTCCTGTGGTGCTGTTGGGTTTAGTTTAGCGTTTAGTTCACGTTCCTTAAGCATAAGCTCTGCAGCCCTAAAGCGTCTTTCAAACTCTTTGTCGTCTGCGTCACCTTTGTCAAGGTTTGTTGATACTGCCTTAATCCGTGCAGTTTCAGAGTCGTAAGCTCCAAGCTGTATCTCTGCTTTGTACTTCTCAGCACGTGCATTAGCCTCTGCAGCCTGTGCTTGTAGAGCAGCTGCTGTAGCTTGCTCTTTAGCCATCTGTACTTGCATTTGCATCTGCTGAGCCTGTTGAGCTTGTGGGTTAGGCTGGTTAGCCTGACGTAGCTTAGTAATCATCTCTTCACGGTTAGAGAGGTTCATATTGTCTACGATTGACTCAATAAGCATTGGGTACATAGGACTGTCAGGCGACATAGTCTGTAGAAGCTGTACAAGCTGTGTTACTTCGTACTCACGAGCAATGATACCTAGAGAACTAGATACACAGAACTTGTAATCTTTAACTGGGTACGTCTCAGGGTCAAACTGCATGTATCTCCAAGCCATCTTCTTCACCATAGGGATTAGGAAGAGTTCTTGGAAGTTAATTAGAGTTCGTTTATGACGCTTAATAACAGCGCCCAGTGACATAGATATGCCAGCTGCAGTAGCATCGCCATTAATAGAACCTGGAATACCTGCCGCATCAATAGCCCCTGTAGACTGTTGTACCATCTGCTGAAGCTGTGCAGCCTGTGCAAATGATGTTTGATCCAAGCCACCAAACTTAAAGGGCTGTAGGATCTCTGCAGGGTTGCCGTTGGTCAGTAGCATCTTACCAGGGCGTATTTCAGGCTTCATACCACGTGGAAGGCGACTAGCGTCAATTGCCATCATTGGGTGGATTGTTAGAGCTAGTGCGTCAATACGTGCACGGAGCTCAGTGTCCAATGCCTTCTGTGAATTGTAGCCCTTCTCACATACACCACGTCCCCAGAAGCGACTAGGCACTACATCCCAAGGGAATGCTACAATAGGTCTGTCACCCATCATGTAAGGGTTTTCTTCGATCTTAAGAAGCTGTCCACCGTTAGCAATGACTACAATGGCTTCAACGTATGCTGAATTACCTTCGTTGTCTTCGCTAAGCTCTACTACTTCTTCATCCTCTTCCATCATTGATTCTTCAAAGAGGTGACGAGGAACTAGACCGTAGTATTTAGTTAGACGTACTTTATCGTCTGTGTAGGCGCTGATGGACTGATCAGCTTCTAGGTCAGAGTCTTGGAAAGCTGTCTCTAACTCTACGTCCATGTAGTAGCCACGTTCAATGTCCTGTTCAACCTGGTGAATAGGAACATACTCATCTACTGCTACACCAAGTGCTTCTTCAATAGAGGTAGCTACAGGGTCAATGAGGAAGTTCTGTGGCATCACAGGACGTAGCTTAACTACAAAGCGATCACGTGTCTCAACACCAACAGCCTCTAGCTCACCTTCCATTATAGGCTGTGTAGCCGGACGGATGTCTTTGACTTCTTCTAGTACAAGTTCACCAATGCCTGTGCCGTACACTGCAGCGTTAAGAATACACTCTGCAACCTGCTTACGAGTCTGTGTAAAGTTCATGTCCTCAGTAAGCTGATTCTTAATAAACTCTACGTCACTGCGTTCTTGGTCTTGGTAGTCATCACGGATATCAAAGATCTTACCACGTCCAAAGGTAGCTTCTTCTACTTCGGCTACGCTACTCTCTACAGCTTGTTGTAGGGCTGGAGAGATAATCTTAGAGCGCTCAGACTGACGTAGACTGTCGCTAGAGTCCCAAATACCTCGCCATAGACGGTAGTACTCTTCGTGCTTCTCTTGATAGTTGCTTTCGTAATGGTTACGCCAAGAATCACACTTGTCCATAACCCAACCCTCAACAGTGCTGCCAAGGTAAATTGGTTCTTCTTTCATATATTAATATCCTGCCAAGGGGTCTAACATTTCAAAATCATCAAACTCGTAGTCCTCATAGTGATATGGAACTTTAGCGAGCTGATCTATATAGGCTAATGAGTCTATTAAGTCATCATGGACTAGTGGGTTAGGGAACTGGAATAGTTGATCCAAGAACACATTGTTCCATTCACCTTTGTTTAGAGATACATAGCCATTCTCAAATCTGCCCTGTAGAGCCCACACAATACGATCTGTTTTCTTCTTGTTACCGTGTGTTAGTTCTTCGACTCTAAAGAACTTCTGTCTGCGCTTCTGTAGATCCATTAGAGGTGACATCACAGCCTGTTTAGCTAT